TTTATTTGAATCAGCCGATCCTTTCCGGCGCGGTCGAACAAAAGTCGATGTATTCCATCGGCAAAGCGTGGGCACCTAAGTTTACAGGCGAAGACAAAGCTTTCGGTGATGCCGCGACCGCATGGTTGACGGAGATTTTCTACCCTCTCTGCGACCTTCGCGGGCCGGTTTTTGACTTCAAAACGGAGCTTTATTTACTTTCCGATGCCATTGACCGCGACGGCGAAGCGTTCATCGTTCTAACCGAAACCAAAGAAGGATTCCCCCGAATCCAGCACATTCCCTGCCATCGCGTCGGATCGCCAAACAAGATCCAAGACGGGCCGATTAAGGAAGGTCCATACCGGAATGCCCGACTTACGGACGGCATTGTTTACAACCGCGTCGGGACTCCAATTGCCTTTGCCTATCTCGACGAGGATTTAAACCTCATTCAATGGGTTTCCTTCCGTGATGCCATCCACGTTTACGACCCATCGTGGCAAGAGCAAGGGCGCGGACTTCCGGCGTTTACTCCGTCGCTCAACATGCTTCGGGATGCGATGCAATCGCACGACCTTGAAACGATGGCGCAGGCAATGCTGTCAGGCCGCGTCTTTATTGAGTGGAACGAAACCGGCGCACCTGATACCGGAGATCCAGTTTTTGCGCTGACCGGATCAAGCGATCACGGATCGCAGAATCCAGGCGTCCAAGTTGAGAACATCAACGGGCCGATGAACACTTACTACCGCGCCAACAGCGGCAGCAAGTTAGAGACATTTCACAATCCGCGCCCAGGTGAAGCGTGGGAGAATTTTCAGGACCGGATTATTCGGGGCGCATTGGCCGGCGTGAACTGGCCTTACGCGATGGTATGGAAAGCCAGCGGACAAGGCACGGCGGAGCGCCACGAGATCGCGAAAGCTCAACGCGCAATCGAGGACCGGCAATCGCTACTCATGCGTCCCGCTCTCGCGATTGTTTCATGGGCGGTTGCCAAGGCTCAGAAGCTCGGAGTCCTGCCGCAATCGCCGGAATGGTATAAGTGGAGCTTTACGATGCCGCGCAAGCTGACCATCGACGATGGCCGGATGTCGAAAGAACAGATCGAGGGATGGCGAGCCGGATACGTCAACCATGAGGACATCCTTGGCGACTACGGCAAGACCCTTGAAGAGCATTACGACGCCCGCGCCCGCGAAATCTACCTGCGCAAGAAAGCTGCGGAAAAATGGAGCATCGACGGCGTTGAAATCGAGGACCGCGAGATGTCCATGCTTACACCTAACGAACAAAGCGCGGATCAAATGGAAGCATCCGGCAAAAAACCAACCACTCAAGACGATGGAAATTCTGACGATTGAAAACAAGGCGGGCAAGGTCCGCTTGAATGAGTCCGTGAATCCCGATTCAATGACCCGGCTGATTGATGAGATCGGACTGGTATTCGGCGCAAAGGCAGCGGCAAACGGTGCGGATTTCGGTGAAATCACAAACTGCATTGAGAATGCAGCCGATACACTTGAGCTGGAGATCCACAGCCCCGGCGGAAGCGTGCTGGACGGATACAAGCTCTACCACGCACTTCTTGAGCTTCGCGGACGCGGGGTATTTGTCACCGCTACAATCAACAGCCTGGCCGCAAGCATGGCTTCCGTAATTGCGATGGCAGCGGACAAGATCCGCATGGTTAAGGGCGGGCGCATGATGATCCACGAAGCGTCCAACGTCGTCGCGGGTAACGCCGAGGACATGGCGCGGGCTGCAAAGCTACTCGACGAGATCAGTGCGGAGATTGCCGATATTTACGCAGGGAAGACCGGCGCAAAGCCCAACGAGATGCGCGACATGATGCGCAATGAAACTTGGATGGGAGCCGATGAGGCAAAGGCAAAGAATTTCATCGACGAAATCATTACCGGTAAATTTGACACCAAATCAAAGGACAAAGGCATGAATATTCTCGACCGTCTCACTTCTCCCGCCAGCGCCGAAGCGTTGGCTGAAATCGACACCTTGAAAACCGAGGTTTCCAACCGTGAAAGCGAAGTTGCCGAACTTTCTAACAAGGTCACCGTTGCCGAGGCCGCATTGCAAGAAGCTGCCACCGCGACCGCCGAGCTTCGCAACAACCTGGCGACCGTAAACGCCCGCGTTACCGAGCTTGAGGCTATCGCCGCCCGCGTTCCCGATCTGGAAGCCGCTGCGCAAATCACTGCTGAAAAGATCGGCAACGAAGCTGCGCAACTTGCCGCTTCGATTGGTCTTCCTGACCCGCTTACGGACACTGGAAATTCCAGCACTGCCGAAACGAGCAAGACCCCGAATCTCGACATCTTCAATTCCCTTTCGGGTGCCGAACGATCCGCCTTCTACGCGGCCAATCAAAAGGTGATCCGAAAGGAAATGACTCTCTAACCAATCAAAAACTGACCTAATCTCATGGCTACTCTTTCATTCAATGACACCATCTTCGCGCAGGAAGCACTTAAGGCTTTCACCGCCAAGCTTGCCCCTCTCCGCGCTTTCTCCCGCAACCTCAACAGCGAGGCCGGGAAAGTCGGTGACACCATCATCGTGCCGTTCATCTCGGCAGCGACCGCCACCACGTTCAATGCCACCACCGCCAACTATCAGACGGCAGGCGGCGCGGTGACGCACAACACCCTTTCGCTGAACCAGCACAACATCGTCAACTTCGACATTTCGGACTTGCAGACCGCCAACAGCTCTGCCGCCCGCTTTGACGAACTTGCCGCTCAGGCTGGCCGCGCCCTCGGTGACAAGGTGCTTCAGAACATCTGGAAACTGATTACCACCACCAACTTCGGAGCCGCCACGATCACCACGCTTGAAGCGAACTACACGCTCGCCTCGTTGATCTCCATGCGGACGACCCTCGCAGGCCGCAACGTGGACGTTGACCCCGGCGTTTGCAGCTTCATCTACAACACCGTGGTCGGCGGCACTCTGCTTGGCACCGCTAACGTCCTAAACGCCTATCAGATTGGCGACTCCCAGGCCGCTCGCCAAGGCACGCTTGGCCGGTTGATCGGTTTCGACACCTACGAAACCAACATCCTGCCGACCGCTGCGACCTCACTGGTTGCCTTCGCCGCTCACTCCGACGCAATCAGCGTTGCGATGCGCTATCTCGCCCCCCTTGCCGCTGGTGAATACCTGGCTACCGAGATGGCCGTCGATCCTTCCGGCATCGTCATGGGCTATCGCCGGTCCTACGATCAGGCCACCGGGATCATGTATGGCGCTTTCGAGTGCCTCTACGGAACCGCGACTGGCTTGACCTTGGGTCTTGTCCACGGGACCAAGCCGTAAGTTTTCTTGGGTTGCTAGTGTTGTCATCGCGAACCCCGGCTGCTAACGCGGTCGGGGTTTTCGCTTGAAAAATGGAGGCGCATCGGCAAGTCTCGCGCCGAACATGAGAAACAAGATTAGCCTTTGCGTTATCGCGGGCAACGTGGAGCAGCATATCGGGCGCTTTCTTGATCATTTCCAAGGAGTCGCGGATGAGGTGATCGTGGTGCGGGCAATCGGGAATCAACAGCCGGACAAGACGCTGGAGATTGCGGAATCTTGCGGGTGCAAAACAGGGGAATATTGGAACAACACCGTAGCGCGTGGGCTTTCCGACAACGAACTAAAGCGAGCGAGCAATGCCGCAAAATGGCCACACGTTGACGACTTCGCCGCCGCTCGAAATACGGCTTGCGACATGGCAACCGGCGACTGGCTAATGTGGGCGGATACGGACGACATCATCACGCCGGAATCCGTGGCGCAAATCCGCCGACTTGTTGACGACTTGGAAGGAAGCGACATCGACGGCGTGCTGATGCGCTATGTCATCCCTGAAGACGGCGTGATTAACTGGCGGGAGCGATTGTGGAGGAATGGGAAGGCGCGATGGACGCACCCAATTCACGAGTGCCTGGAGTTCGATCCCGAATCCAAGCAAATCAAATTCGACGGCGCGGAGATTGTCCACGCAAGCGACAAGCGAAGCGCGAGCCGGGACGAACGGAACCTGCGAATCCTCGAAAGCATTTCCGAGGACAAGCGGACCATTTCGCAACGGTTCCACGTTTTCCAATCGCTGATCGCGCTCGACCGCAACGACGAAGCTATTCCGAAGGCCATTGAGTTCATCGGACTTGAAGGCGTCGGCAAGAACGAGCGATACGAGGCGTTTTTCCAGCTTGCTCGACTCGCGGAAAATTCCGAAATGAAGAAGTCGATGCTTCTTCAGGCTCTCGCGGTTGATCCAATTAGGCGCGAGGCATACGGCGAACTGGCACTCGCAAACATCCCTGACGCCCCGGAATCTTCGCTTGGATGGACTGACGCAATGATGGCACTCAGCGTCCCACAGGATGCGCCTTGGAACCTTCGCCGCGCCTACTACGGCCAACTTGGCATCGGACTCCGTGGAATGGCGCTGCGGGCCAATGACAGGCGGGAGGAAGCGGACGCGTTGGAGGCAAACCATTTCGTTAAAAACGGCGCGAAGATCAGCCTGATTCACGCGACCCGAGGCCGCCCCGCAATGGCGTGGAGAACGCGGATGGAGTGGTTAAGATCGGCGGCGAATCCAGACGCAATCGAGCATATCTTCGCAATCGACGCGACCGACCCGTCATCGTTCTTGCTCGCAAATACCCGGAGCGTGATCGTTCGCGGAAATGGCGGGCCGGTCGACGCATGGAACGTCGCCGCATCTAAATCCAGCGGTCAAATTCTCGTCCAGCTTTCGGACGATTGGCTGCCGTTCCAAGGGTGGGATGCCGCGATCATTGACGTGATTGGCGACACCTCTAAACCCGCCGTGCTGGCAGTCTCAGATGGACACCGCAAAGACGATTTACTTTGCATGGCGATCCTAACGCGGGCGCGATTGAACCAGCAAAAGCACCTGTTTCACCCCGAGTTCTTTTCGATGTTCTCGGATAACTGGTTTAGCCGCCAAGCATTCGCGGATGGCGTAGTGATCGACGCCCGCGACCGCATCGCGTTTGAACATATCCACCCGGCATTCGGCAAGGCGGAAATGGACGACACTTACGCACGCAGCAACGCTCCGTTTTATTACCGATCTGGCGAAGGCATCATGCGCAGGCTCGACGATGGCATCAAAGTATCAACGGATGTTGATGGATGGTGCGACTACCGGGACTTTTACTCTTACGTCGCGCAAACAATTCCAGAAGGCGCGCAGATCGTCGAAATCGGAAGCTGGCAAGGGCAGTCAATCGTCCACCTCTGCCAGCGGCTGCAAGACCTCGGCAAAGCGGCAACCGTGAATTGTGTTGATACATGGAAGGGCGAGCAGAATCAGCCTAGCCATTTGCAGGTCGTCGATGAACACGGCGGAAGCATCCTCGGCAAGTTCACCGAAAACATCGAAGCCGCAAAAGTGGCCGGCATGATCAAGGTTACGGTTGGCGACAGCGCGGAATCCGCATCGCAGTTTGAAGACGGCAGCATGGATTTCATCTTCATCGACGCGGCCCATGATTACGATTCCGTTGTTAAGGATCTCGCCGCATGGTGGCCAAAGCTCAAGAAGGGCGGAATCTTTGCCGGCCACGATTACCCGTGGCACGAAGTTGAAAAAGCAGTCAACGAACACGCGTCGGCAAACGGTTACGAAGTGACACCGGTTGGCCGATGCTGGATCAAAAAGCCATGAAACTGCAAATCATAATCAAAGACGAAAGCGGTGGCTGCTTGCGGTCGGTTCCCGTTGAAATCAATTCGCCCGACTTGGATTCACTAACCAAGGATCGACTTTGGGACGTTTACCAAAAGATGCTTGAGGCAATGGAGGGCAGCAAGAAACCATGAGCGCAGGCAAAGGCGACGATTTAAGGCCAGTCAACGGCGAGCGGTTCCGCAGCAACTACGACAAGATATTCAAAAAACATGAATCCAATCCTATCAATCCTCACGCCGACAATTCCAAGTCGGATGTTCACCGAAAGGGACGCGGCAAATCCAAGTGACCTTCACGGCTTGCACATGTCTGTTGAGAATCAAATTGAGGGGCGGCCGGTGGAATGGCTTGCGCTCTGCGACAACCGCGCCCGCAGCATCGGCGCAAAACGGCAGGCTCTCGTTGACATCGCACGTGGCAAATACATCGCCTTTGTGGACGACGACGACGACGTTTCCGAC